CGCGACGCCTTCACCGCAGGCCAAGAGGCCATCCGCCGCTCGCCAGACGAGCTTGCCCTCATCATCAAGGACATCGAGGCGCTGGGGCCGGATGCCATTGCAGCATTCCGCGAAGGCATGTTGGCGTCTGTGCGCGCAGGGATGTCCAGACCGAGCGCCGCACCGGGCCTCATGCGTAACCTTGCCAGCGAAGATACGGGGCCGGGAACCGCGTTGCGCCTCGCCCTGCCATCTGACAAAGCAGCATCTGTCGTGCAAAAGATCGGCACGGCGGAAAGGGCGCAGGGCGCGTCAAAGTACGTTCTTGAGGGGCCGTCAACTGCGCCGACCATTATGGCACCCAAAGTTGGTGGCGCCGTAAACGTGGTTGAGGAGGCGACCAACGCTCTGGATGGCGGGCTTATGGCGTGGGCGCGTCTGATCGGCAGCGCAGCAGATAGCGTGCGTCCCGGCCTTTCCGATAACCAAAAGCTGGAAATCGCGCGCATCGTGCTGTCCACGGATCCTGCCCTTGTGGCTCGCGCGTTGAAGGACGACAGCGCGGCGGCAAAGCTGATGGAGGTGACGTCTCGCGCGGTTGATGCGGTGGTGCGCGCTGGCACTCGCGGGTCGGCCTCCGGCCTCAACTTGATGATAGACAATCCTTCGGGGAATGACTGAACATGGCAAAGCGCGAAAAATACGGCCCCGACGTTGAGCTGGCGAGCGACGACGAGATGGAGCTTGTCCTAGACGGGTTCGAGATCGAGATCGAGCGCGAGGACGAGGAAGACGACGGCACGTTCAAGGCCCTCGACGAGGACCAGATCGAAGCCATCGTCAGCTCCGCCATCGACGACGCAGTCGCCTTCATCGCCGACGAGATCTCCGACCGCCGCATCAAGTCGCAGCGGTACTTCAACGGGGAGGTAGATATCGGCGAGGAGGAGGGCCGCAGCACTATCGTCGCCACCAAGTGCCGCGACACCGTGCGAGCCGTCAAGCCGTCGATCCAGCGCGTCTTCATGACGTCCGAGCGTCCCGTGGAGTTTATCCCGAGCGGACCCGAAGACGTAGCCAGCATGGAGCAGGCGAGCATCTACGCCGCCGCGAAGTTCCGCCAGAACAACGGATACCAGATCCTGCGCGACGTCACGCACGACGCTCTGGTGAACATCACGGGCTTCACCAAGGCCTACTGGGCCGAGTACGACAACCCGAAGGTATACGACTTCACCGATCTGGATGAGGCGCAGTATCAGGCCATCGAAGCCTCTCCGGGGGCCGAGATCGTGCGCGTCGAGCAGCGGCCGGATGAAGAGACCATCCGCGCGATGCAGGAGCAGGTGAACGCGGCTCAGGAGATGGCACAGCAGGCCGCCGCGATGGGCCAGCAGATCGACCCGTCGCAAATCCCGCAGATGCCGGAGATGCTGCCGCAGCTCTACAACGTACGCGTCATCCGCCGCAACCCGGCAGGCAAGCTGTGCATCGACACGGTGCCGCCGGAAGACTTCTTCGTTGACCGCAACGCCAGAGACGACGGCGACTTCTACGTCATCGGCCACCGCACCGAGATGCGCGCGGCAGACGTCATCGCGATGGGCATCGAAGAAGACAAGGTCATGGAGCTGGACAACGGCTCGACCGTGGACATGCGAGATCAGGAAGACGAGGAGCGCCGCCGGTATCCTATCCAGCGCGATGAGGCCCAAAGTTCCGAAGACCCGTCCATGAAGAAGGTTCTCATCTCCGAGGCCTACATGCGCGTGGACGTGGACGGCACGGGCATGCCCGTTCTGCACAAGTTCCTGATGGGCGGCACGGCGAACCGCCTGCTGTCGTATGAGCCTGTCGATGACCACCCGTTCGCCGGTTGGCACGTTGACCCCGAGCCGCACACCTACTTTGGTCGTAGCCTCGTCGAAATCATTGAGGAGGATCAAGACGCAGCGACGGCCATCACGCGCGGCATCCTCGACAACGTCATGATGACCAACAATCCGCGCGTCGAGGCCGTCAAAGGTCAGGTCGAGATGGACGACCTCCTGAACAACGAGATCGGTGCCGTCGTGCGCGTGAACCAGCCGGGCATGCTGCGCGATCTGTCTGTCCCCTTCGTCGCCGGCCAGACCCTGCCCGCGCTGCAGTACATCGACCAGATGGTTGAGATGAAGACGGGCGTCACACGAGCCAGCATGGGCCTCGACCCCGACGCCATGCAATCGACCACCAGAGCCGCCGTGACGGCCACTGTGAGCGCGGCTGCGGGCCAAGTTGAGGTGATGGTGTCCAACCTCGCCTACACGGGCATGCGCCGCCTCTTCCAGCAGATCCTGAAGCTGATGGCCAAGCACAGCACCAAGGCAGAGATGCTGCGGATCAACGGCAGCTACGTTCCGATGGATCCGCGCGTGTGGGACACCGAGCTGGACGCGACCGTCAACGTCGGCCTCGGCACCGGCAAAGAGGAGCAGAAGACGGCCATGCTGTCTCAGGTCATGCAAATCCAACTGCAGGCCATCGGCACCTACGGACCCGCCAACCCGCTGGCAGGCATCGCTCAGTTCCGCAACACGCTGGCCGACATGCTGACCACCAACGGCATCCACAACGTGGACCGCTACTTCCTGCCTATCCAGCCAGCGCAGCCGCAGCAAGGCGCGCCCGGCGGCGAACAGCAACAGCCGCCGCAGGGTGATCCGGCGCAGGCTATGGTGGCCGCAGAGCAGATCAAGGCGCAAGCCAAGCTGCAGTCCGACGCGCAGCGCATGCAGCTTGAGTTCATGAAGGCTCAGATGCAGGACGACCGCGAGCGCGACCGCATGCTGCAGGATCTGGAGATCGCGATGGCACAGATCTCGGCCAAGTATGGCATGGCCATCGACACGGCAGCCATCAAGGCGCAACAGGCGGCGACGCAATCCACCATGATGCAGCCGCAGCAACCAATGCCTAGCGGAGGCCCGATTTAATGGACACCGTGCAGCGTGCAGCACGCGCAAAGTCTCTCTTGGAAGATCCCCTTCTCAAAGAGGCCTTTGATGTGGTAGAAAATGCACAGATCAGCCTGTTCACAACGCAAGTGTGCAGTGCTGAACAGCTCATGGAGGCGCATCGGATGGTCCGTGCGCTGCGTATGCTCAAGGACCAGTTGACCTCGTTTATGGTGGACGGGAAACTGCTTGAGCGGCGCGAAGAGAAGAGGAAGCAGCACCGTGGATAGCACGACTGCACTTGACGGAAACGACATCGACGCCGTGGCTGCCAGCCTTATCGCTGGCGGGCCTCAAGAAGATGAGGATACCGAGGAGGAGCTGGAGCAGGCCGAGGCCGACGCGCAAGACCAGCCCGAGACGGATGACGAGGCGGAGGCTGACGAGGCCAACGCCGAAGAGGACGAAGGCGCAGACGAGAGCGAAGCGGACGCCGAAGAGGAAGAGCCAGCCGAGCAGCTTTACACCGTGAAGGTGGACGGCCGCGACCAGCAGGTTCCCCTCTCTGAGCTACTCCGGGGCTACTCGGGACAAGCCTACATCCAACGGGGGATGAAGGAAGTCGCGGAGGCCAAACAACAGGTCGCTGCGGTTTACGAAACCCTCGCGAGTGAGCGCCAGCAGCTCATTCAATTCGCGCAAGCGGCGCAGACGGGCCAAATGCCCATGCGGCCGCCGGAGCCTCCCAGCGAGGAACTGCTATCGAGAGACCCCATCGGTTACCTTGAGGCCCGCGTCAAATACGACAAGGAAGTCTCAAAGTTCCAGCAGGCGCAATCCGCTCTGCAGGAGATGACCGCCCGCCAAGCTCAGGCCGAGGAGTACGCCCACCGGGCACGCCTCGCAGACGAGCAACAGCGGCTCGCGCAGGCGATCCCCGCCTTCGGTAAGGCCGAAACGGCCGCCAAGGTGAAGCAGGATCTGCTTAACGCGGGGCAGGAGGTCTACGGCTTCGAACTTGACGAGCTGCGAGCGGTCGCTGACCACCGCATGCTTCGCGTGCTGCACGACGCCGCCCAATACCGGCGGCTGATGGCAGGCAAGGTCGCAGAGAAGCAGCCCACGCAAGCCCCGAAGACGCCGGTCATCAAGCCGGGCGTCAAGGCGGCACCGCAGGCGAGCAATCGAATGAAGGCTGAGAAGGCCAAATCTCAGATGAAGCGCACGGGATCGGTCGATGACGTCGCCCGCTTCCTCCTGATGTAACCCAAACCTGAATGGAGTAGACCATGTCTATCACAGCAAACACCAACATCACCTACGACGTCCGCACGATCCGCGAAGATCTGCAGGACGCGTACATCTCGATCTCGCCGACCGAGACCCCGTTCCAAGCCGCCATCGGCCGTAAGTCGGTGTCCAACACCTACTTCGAATGGCCCGTCGTGAACCTCGCCGCTCCGGCAACCAACCGCGTTCTGGAAGGCGAAGACAGCCCCGGCAACGACGCCGCGACCAACGCCATCCGTCTGGGCAACTACACCCAGATCTCGGACAAGGTCGTGGAAGTCTCGGACACCGCAGAAGCCGTCAACGGCGCTGCCGACGTCCAGACCCTCGCCAAGCAGGTTGCCTTCAAGCTGAAGGAACTGAAGCGCGACATGGAAGTCATGCTGACCTCCAACGTGGCCGCCGTCGCTGGTAACTCGACCACGGCTCGCGTCACTGCTGGCCTGCCGGCCTTCCTGACGTCGAACGTCTCGCGCGGTTCGGGCGGCGCCAACGGCACCCTGTCCGGCACCACCTCGGGCTTCCCGAACGCTGCAGCCACCGACGGCACCGCTCGCGCGCTGACCGAAGCCATGCTGCAGACCGTGATCGCCTCGTGCTGGAACAACGGCGCCGAGCCGTCCATCGTCCTGTGCGGCTCTGCCGTGAAGCAGAAGATCTCTTCGACCTTCACCGGCTCTGCCACCAAGTATCAGGACATGACCAACAAGAAGTCGCTGGTTGCCGCCATCGACGTCTATGTGTCTGACTTCGGCACCCTGCAAATCGTCCCGACGCGCTTCCTTGAGACGCGCACCGTGGCAGCCCGCGACGTGTTCGTTCTGGACCCGAACTACGCCCGCATCGGCTTCCTGCAGAACGTGAAGCAGATGCCGCTGGCTCGCACCGGCCATGCCGAGCGTCGCATGATCTCGTGCGAATACGGCCTGCAGGTGGACAACCAAGCCGCACATGGTGTCTTGGCCGATATCAATGGTGCGCTCTAATCTGACAACGGGGCGGCCTCACGGGGCCGCCTCACCTTAACCCGGAGAGCGAAATGCCACTCATCAAGATCATCACCGACCGTCAGCCTTGGGCGGCAGGATCCCCGCAGGACAATGGCGCCGAAGTCGAGGTTGACGCCGACGAGGCCGCCGTGCTGGTCGCCAACGGCTTCGCGGAGGCCGTCGCTGCCGCACCCCGCAAGCGTCGTTCTGCGTCGGAAGACGAGGCTGCACAGTGATCGACAGCCACAAACACTACGACGTCACGGAGCGCATGTTTGAGGAGGACGGCCGCCTGATCGTCAGCCGCCAGCAGGACGTGCAGTCGCTTTTGGACGCCAACCAAGATCTGGCCAGCTTCGCGCCGTCCATGCACGGGCAGGCCGCATTCCGCTTGGCCGGACGCATCCCTCTCGTCGTCGCCGAGCAGTGGAGCCGCGAGTGCGGTGAGGCCATCGGCACGCAGGGTTTTGCAGCGTACGTTAAACGAAAACTGGCCGACGGCGACTTCGCCCGTCTACGCGTGAAAGGCTTCTGACATGGCTGACGAGTTGAACATCCCGACGCATCGCTGGTACGAGCCGCGCAATAACATCCGCCTGCCGAAGCAAGACTTCAGCCGGGACTGGATTTACGACAGCGGCATCCAGAAGATCGACGCGTGGATCAACTCGCAGCCTTGGGGCAACCCCGTGCCGGCGCTGTTTAGTCTTGGCGAACAAGGCGTCTGGTTCGACCCGTCTGACGTTGCCAACCTGAATTGGCGTCGGAACCTGCTGACGTATACCGAAGATTTCTCAAATGGGATTTACGTTAAGGCTGGTGTAACGGCATCCGCCCATAACGTAGCTGACCCTGACGGTGGAAACACTGCCTCAACAATAACTGCAACGAGCGCGCCGGGGTTTTTCTTCTACAACACGGCGGAAAATCCGCGCAGCGGGACTGTGGTGTCCTCTTTATGGGTGCGCCGCAGAACCGGAACTGGCACGATTTCTCTCAGAACTTCGGCCAGCCCATCCTTTGACACCCCAATTACAGTCACGTCTTCGTGGCAAAGGGTTTCGGTCATCTGTACTGCATCTTCAGGTGGCGCAAACTGTTGGGTCTTGAGCATGGCGACATCGGGTGATGCCATTGATATTTGGCATCCTCAAATGGAAATTGGTAACACCCTCACCGACTACCAACGCATCACGGACGTAAACACGGAAGTCATTGAACGCTTCCCGAATGCCACGCTCTATCAGGACACCGCAGGGACACAGCCTGTGACGACGACTGGGCAGAGCGTGGGCCTCATGCTGGATAAGTCCAAGGGGCTGGCGCTGGGGCCGGAGCTGGCGGTAAACGGGGACTTTAGCGCAGGCAGCACGGGGTGGTCGGCTCAAGCGGGCTGGACCATCGGCAGCGGTGTAGCCTCAGTGAACTCGTCGGTTGCTGGCACTACATATCTGCGGACATCTGGTTTTACCGCCGTGACGGGGGCCTACTACCGTGTCACCTTTACAGTGACATCGTACACCAGCGGTGCCGTTTATGCTGTGGCGGGGACTAACAGCAGTTCTGCGTTTGCCACAGCGCCGGGAACGTACAGTTTCCTCGTTCAAGGGGGCGGCCTGACTGGCGGGGTCGGCGTGACTGGCAACAGCACTAATACAATTGCCACCATCGACAACATCAGCGTCAAGGAACTCCCCGGCAACCACGCCGTGCAGGCCACCACTGCCAACCGCCCGATCTATGGTGTTCATCCTTTCGGTGGGCGTAGGAATTTGCTGGTGCGGACGGAGGAGTTTGAGAATGCGGCTTGGACGAAGGGTAACACAACAGTTTCGGCAAATGTCGGCGTTGCCCCTGATGGAACGACAACTGCTGATAAACTGATACCAGACACAGCAAGTAACAATAAGTTTGTGCTTGGGTCGCCGAATTACTCTGCGCTTATCTCTGAGCCAGTGACCCATTCCTGCTATGTCAAAGCAGACGGATACAGTAAAATTGCTCTGCGGGAGAGTGGAGTCACGGGCGCATACGCAAGTT